TTCAACTGCACAAATGATGCATTCGGCGATAACACGGCGTATAAGACTTTAATACCGTCTTCATTTTTAGCCGTGCTCAGTTCAATCACATCACCTAACATCCCACCTTTAATATCGATGTTGCTAAGGTTCTTCGCCGCCCAACCTGACCAATTAAATTCGTGGTCTAAATTGATACGAGCGCCGTACTTTTTATACTTGTAAGTAGCAACAATATCGTCGATGTCTTTTTCTGATATTTCGCGACCATCTACCGTTAACCCCATGGCGGCAATGGCAAGTGGAATAGTGCGTAATTGAGCCATGTAGTTTCCTGTTTAATGTCAAAGTGAATCTAAGTGAGACCAATTTTGCCCGCAGAATAGGCCTTAATCCATCACATTAAATCCGCTAAATTCCGATCTTGGCGAAAGCGGAATAACACGGAAATCTTGTTAAAGAATTACCTGTTTTAGGGTTATAAACTTGGCGCTTGTTCTTACCAACAGGCCAGCTATGAAACCGAGGACTCCCCGATATACACCCGAAATGATTAAAACGGCGCGCGACCATTATGTTTTTGGTGGACTTACGTTTGATGAGATTTCAGAAATTGACGGTATGCCAAGTGCAAGGTCATTACGACGTTGGGCGGATGATGGCAGCTGGAATGAACTGTGCCCGTCACTGAATGCCGAGACAGCGATTGCACGGCGTATTGTGTTATTGGCTGATCGCGATAATAAAAGTGACGCGGATTATAAAGAACTCGATTTTCTGACCAAACAACAATGTGCGTTAAACCAGTCACGCTTGCCCAGTGCCGGTATAACGAAAAAATACGGAAATGCACCTGCAGCTGCGACGGCTCAACATGAACAGACAGGGGAACGAACAGGTAAAAGTAAGAAACGTCAGAAGAAGATCAAGAATGATGTGTCTAGTATCACCAAAGAAATGCTCGATACACTCAAAGATAACCTGCTCTACCCGCACCAATTACACTGGTTTGAACATCAGGATTACCGTAGCCGGTTCATATTAAAGCCGCGTCAGATTGGCGCGACTTTCTATTTTTCTTTTGAAGCATTTTATGATGCGATTGTTAATGGCCGTAATAAGATCTTCATTTCAGCATCACGGGACCAGGCAGAGATATTCAAAGCCAATATTATTGCCTTATGTCGTGAGCAGTTTGGTATTGAGCTAAGCGGCTCACCACTGACCATGCGTAACAAAGGCAAAACCACAACGCTGTATTTCAAATCAACCAATGCCCGTACTGCACAATCAGCTTCTGGTGATTTGTATATTGATGAAGTGTTTTGGATCCCGAAGTTTAAAGAGTTACGCAGTCTTGCCCAGGCAATGGCGACCCATAAAGATTTACGGATCACCTATTTTAGTACGCCATCGGTGACGAGCCATGAAGCTTATGATTTGTGGAATGGTCGCTGGTACCGAAAAACGAAGGCCTGTAATGATCCCGAGTTTGCCATTGATGTTAGCCATAAGACGTTAAAGGATGGCTTGCTTTGTGATGATGGTATTTGGCGTCAAAAGCTCAATGTTTACGATGTAGTGAAGCAAGGCTTTGACCGCATTGATATTAGTATTTTGGAAAATGAATATTCCACTGAAGAGTTTAACAACCTCTTCATGTGCAAGTTTATTGATGATGCCCACAGTGCGTTTAGCCTTAAACAGCTAATGGCCTGCGTTGGTAACAGTAAAAAATGGACTGACTTTGACCCGTCCTGGCCACGCCCTTATGCCATGAAACCGGTTGTTATTGGTTTTGACCCTGCCCGAACGCGAGACATTGCATCGGTCGTGGTCTTGAGTTTACCGCTTGGCCCTGATGATAAATTTCGATTATTGGAATCATTGAATCTCAGTGGTAACGATTTTGAAACCATGGCGAATGAAATTAAAGAACTCACCCTTAAATACCATGTTGTGCATATCGGTGTTGATACAACCGGCATGGGCTTGGGTGTGTTTGAGTTAATACAAAAGTTCTTCCCGCTGGCAATGCCAATTCATTACAACCCGCACAACAAGAACAAGATGGTGATTAAAGCACTTAATGTCATTGGCAAAAAGCGTTTTGAGTTCGATGAGAATTCGGTGATGGTTGCCAGCAGCTTTATTAATATTCGCAAAAAGGTAGTTGGTGACCAGATTAGTTATGCAACCAACCGAACTGCAGCAACAGGCCATGCAGATATTGCCTGGGCAATCATGCACGCCATGATTTATGAACCACTATCTGGTGACAGCTCGAGCACCAGAACGTCAATAGGATTAGATGCCGCATAATGAATTCAACTAAGAGTACGACAACAGAACCGGTGAAAGAAAAATCTATCGACACCTTTAGCTTTGGCGACCCTGAGCCGTGTTTAGACAATCACATGACCGAATATATCGGGCTTTACGCTGATATGGACGGGTTATATTCACCGCCTGTGAGTTTATATGGACTGGTTAAGTTGCTGCGCGTTAATGCCCAGCACGGGCCTATTTTATATTTTAAACGCAATATGATTTTGAAATGGTTTAAGCCTAATTCGCTATTAACGCGGCGCACCTTTAAGAAGTTTGCGTTTGATTATTGTTGGGCGGCGAATGCGTACCTGCAGGTAATTAAAAATACCTTCGGTAATGTGATTAAGTTAAGGCATTTACCTGCGTTATCGATGCGCTATACCTCAACACCTGGTGTTTATGCGCAGCGGTTAAGTAATGGCAAGGTGCTGCGGTTTAAAAAAGGGGAAGTTATCCACCTTAAAGAATACGACCCGAACCAGGGTATCTATGGTATCCCCCAATATTATGGCGGTATTCAGTCTGCGCTTTTAAACGAAGATGCCACCCTGTTCCGCCGTAAGTATTACAAGAACGGCGCACATATGGGGTTTATCTTCTCGATGGCTGACCCGAACTTGTCTACCGATGATGAAGACGAATTGAAAAAAGCGATCAAAGATTCTCGCGGTGTGGGTAATTTTCGCAGCCTGTTTATCAATAATCGCAGTGGTAAGGCTGATGCAGAGAAGGCAATCAAGATTATTCCGGTGGGTGACATTTCTACCAAGGATGAATTTGAGCGCATTAAGAAGATGACGCTAAACGATATGTTGAGTATGCACCGTGCTCAGGAAGCGCTTAGCGGTCAAACGTCGGGGGAAAGTCCGGGCTTTGGTGACTTGGATAAAATCACCCGGGCTTATTACAACAATGAAGTGGTTCCGATGCAGCAGGACATGCTGGAAATTAACGAGTATTTACCTGCCCCGCTGCATATCAAGTTTGCAGAGCCAGCGTATTCCGACTTAAACCCGAGGAGTGAGGATTGATGGAAGAACTGATTGTTTTTATAAGGCAATGGGGGCAGCTGTGTTTGCTGTCGTTATTGGCAGCCGCGACGCAAATGTATATGTCTGGTACACGGATCACCTTTTTTCATTATTTCATGTCAGTGTTGATGGCTATTTTGTCTGCGTATATTGCGGACAGTTTTTGTCGTTGGCTTGGATTAGATGAAGGGTTGAAGACTGGCATTATTGGTATTGCCGCGTATGTAGCGCCGCATCTTTTAACAGGGGTTAATGCCCTGGCGAAAGCGGTATCAAAAGACCCTAAGCATTTTTTAGATATTATTATGAGGAATAAATCATGAGTTGGATCACTTCGTTGTTTAGTTTTATTTCGGCACCGATTGCAGATTTGTCGGGGAGCTATCGCGAGCGTAAACGTATTGCAGCAGAAATGGCGGCATCGATTGCGACTGCAGAAGGTAACCTTAAATTGGCTAAGCTGGATGCTGAAGCGAAACGGCTAGCTAACCAGGAAGGTAACGATGCTGATTATGATCTGCAGGTGTTGAAGAACCGGCGCGAATCGATAATGGATGAAATCATTATTACTGTTTTCTTGGGGTTGTTCATTGCCCACTTTGTGCCGCAGCTGCAGCCGTATATGGCTGATGGTTGGCAAGCAATGGGTTATAAAGGCGCGCCCTGGTACTTTGAATTTGTGATTGTAGGTATTGCGGTTTCGACACTTGGGTTGATGCGACTGTTTCGGGCGTTCTGGGGAAGTAAAAATACTAAAGGGGTTGGTTAACGTTACCTGCTAAGTAAATATGAGATAGGCTATTAATGATCTAAAGGAAAGCCGAACACCAATGAGATTGTGTTCAGCTTTCTATCTTATAACCAAAGACTATCTTTTATTACAGGCTTATTTACCGAACATATCTGTTGTGTCTACGCCTGTTAAATCCCATGACTCCACATTGCTTTTCTCGAATAATTTAGCAACATAAAACATTTTTCTCATATCTGTTACGTTAGATATATCCCAGCGGTTAAGATCTTGGTTAAATACCTTAGATTTTTCGAACATACTGCTCATATCTGTCACGCTAGATGTATCCCAATAACTAATATCTTGGTTAAACTCAAAGGTTTGATAAAACATTTGATTCATATCAGTCACGCTAGATGTGTCCCAATAACTAATATTTTGGTTAAATGCCTTAGCACTAGAAAACATACGACCCATATCAGTCACGCTAGATGTATCCCAATGGCTAATATCTTGGTTAAATGCATAGGCATGGCTGAACATATTTTCCATATTCACCACTCTAGATGTATTCCAACGACTAATATCTTGATTAAATTTCTGGGCATAGTAGAACACTTGGTACATATCATTCACATTAGATGTATCCCAACGGCTAATGTCTTGGTTAAATGCTTTTGCATCCTGGAACATTCTTCTTATCGTCGTCAGATTAGATGTATCCCAGTCGCCAATATTTTGATTAAATGTCTGAGCACCATAGAACATCCGACTCATACCCGTCACATTAGATACATCCCAGCCACCAATATCTTGATTAAATAGCCAAGCTCTTTCGAACATACTACCCATACCAGTCACTTTAGATGTATCCCAACTGCTAATATCTTGGTTAAACGCTCCGGTAAACTGAAACATACCGTTCATATGGGTCACATTAGATGTATTCCAGCGTCCAATATCTTGGTTAAATACACTTGCATTATCAAACATATAAATCATATAATTTACGTTCGATATATCCCAGTCGCCAATATCTTGATTAAATGTTTTGCAATCCTTAAACATAAGGCTCATATCGGTCACGCTAGATGTATTCCAATAACCTATATCTTGATTAAATCCCATCGCACCTCTGAACATACCTTTCATACGAGTCACGTTAGATGTATCCCAATAGCCGATATTTTGGTTAAATGCAGCAGCATCGTAGAACATACGTGACATATCAGTCACATTAGATGTATCCCAATAACCGATATTTTGATTGAATGTTTTGTTACCCTTAAACAGGTTACTCATATTTGTTATATTTGTTGTTACAACACGAGTTACATCATCACCATCGGCAATCATCTTGCGCAGCATAGCTTCATCTACAACTGTATACGTTTTCCCATTAACAGTTCCAGTGTCGTTAACTTTCGCTGATAATGGCGCAACGATGGCTCCACTCATTTTGGATTTGTAAAACGCACCTGCATTTTCGCCCGCGTGTGCATTAAGTGACATCGCAGCTAAAAGAGCAACAGTCAGTATTTTAAACTTCATAATAAAAATTCCATGTATACCCCCTGATTATTGAGGTGATGAAAATTGTAAAAAGTAACTCCCCGCATAGTCATAACGAGGTATTAAACTTGGTAAGTCATTGTATAATAAGTTTGTTTTTTATACTGACTGAATTGATAGGTGCTTTAACTGATTGGGTAGGTGTTTTAACTAGGTATCAGTTACTCTGCCTTTGAAGTTAAATGTATAGGGATTTTCATTGAAACAAAAAATGAGGGAAATGCTCTCGATATATTGGAATCGCCTGTCACTTTGTGTCACAATTTTGTGACTGTGGGAATTTCGGTTTCAACATTGGGGTTGATGCGATTATTTAGGGCCTTTTGGGGAAGTAAGAATTCTAAAGGGGCTGGTTAACGCTACCAGCTAAGTCAATGTGAAATAGGCGATTAATAATTTAAGGGAAAGCCAAACCCCAATAAGATTGGGTTCAGCTTTCTATCTTATAATTAGGAACTGTCTTTATTACAGACTTATCTACCGAACATCTCTGTCGTATCTATGCCTGATAAATCCCATGACTCCACATTGCTTTTTTCGAATGATTCAGCTTGATAAAACATTTTACTCATATCTGTTACGCTAGATATATCCCAGCGGTTAATATCTTGGTTAAATGCCTTAGAACTTTCGAACATGCTACTCATATTAGTCACGCTAGATGTGTCCCAATAACTAATATCTTGGTTAAATACGCGAGCTGAAGCGAACATTCTACTCATATCAGTCACGCTAGATGTATCCCAATAACTGATATCCTGGTTAAATACATCTGTACTGGCAAACATCCCATACATATTGGTCACGCTAGATGTGTCCCAATAACTAATATCTTGGTTAAATGCCTTGGTACCGTTGAACATACCACGCATATCAGTCACTTTAGATGTATTCCAACGGCTAATATCTTGGTTAAATACCGCAGTTTCGGTGAACATAAACGCCATACTCGTCACGCTAGATGTATCCCAGCCGCCAATATCTTGGTTAAAT